CTCAGGGTCCGGCTAGATTGTTGAAAGAATGTCAGTAAGCGGTATCACATCACCCGCAGACCTTGCTCAAGATGAAGAGGATCTCCTCAGACATGATCCAGATACATGGAAAGAGCTAGTATCTGGTGATCCGTTGTCGGATGATTCCTTGGCCAAGCTGAAGACACTTGGGAAAAGTGCATCACGTGTGAAGGACACCGGCTATGCCCGGAGCAAAGGTGACATGGCGGCTGGGTCATCAGCATCTCTGTCTGAGGTTTTCCTCCAGCTAGTGGAACGTTTGGATGCAATGGAGGCGTCAGCATCGGAGTTCCGGGCGGGGGTAACAGTGAGGTTGGACAGAATTGAGGAGTGCCAGAGGAAACAGCTTATCAGTGCAAATACACTGGCCACAAGAGTTGAGCGGATCTACTCTCTCCTCACAGAAGAAGAGAGGGCCAACCAGGCAGGCCAGGTAGCAGAGGAAGTTCGATTGCCTCCTGCTATACCATTGCCTCCTGTCCCCGTGGCCAAGGTGGAGAGCAGGGATGAGGCTCTGGCCAGGCGTTTCGCACAGTTCTAGGTTGTTCCAAGCGTGTCCCTATGTACAGAAGTAGACATCCTATCTGTGATTCGTCGTGCGACATGATGCTCTACAGTGTAAATAAAGCCGAACAAGAAAAGAGAACGTTCACCCCTTACACATCAGCTTACAAGAATGACTACAAACGCTCAACGCTTCGCCAATCAGCTCTCTGTGGCTTTTTCGAGGGCAGACCATGGTTTGGAGGATGTTTCGGTGCTTGACATGGTACCTGTGAGGAGTGCCCTGGATGTCCCCCTTACTGCCCGTAAGGTGCCTGCCACAACAGCCGCACCTGTTCGGATCCTTATTGCTCTGTCTCTAATTGTGTTGGCGTCCTTCTCAGGGGCAGACACAGCCGCCCCGAGCCAGTGGTTTAGCTGGCTTGCTCTCTATATCTCTTGCATCTACCCAACTGTAGCAGCAGAGATCCCGGGGATAGGGTGGGTTGACATAGATCCTGCAGCAATCACCTCGCTTATGGATGCATATCCTGGTAATGTCAGAGACCTGTTCACAGATGCTGCGAAACAAGCAGCAGACATGACAAGCATAACGGGACAGGATCAGACAAGACACACCGCCTTAGCTGCAGCTATCACAGCCTTCGCTGTCGCTTGCAACCTGCCCTCTCCTGCTCTCGGGTCACACCTGCTCACAAGGGTAAGCCTCTTCCTTGGGTCCCTTGAGATCCAGGCACATCTATCCATCGTTGTATATCTTTCCGGGAAACACTATACTGCTGCCAGGGCCGCAGGGGGGGCAAGCAATATAGCAACTTACCACATAGCAAGACCTACTGCCATTCAGAACCGATCATTTGGAGGACTAAGTCTTGTGTCGCTGAGTGGTGTGCTTAAGATGTCAGAGAGTGCTGTGGAAGCCATCAGTGAGACCTGGAAACGCCAAACTGCAATGAGATCTGTATGTCTGCAGCAGTTCGCTACTCTCAAAAGTATACGGGCGAGTGAGGGAGGGGATGTTTTCTACACAACCTTCGCTCTATTGGAGTATGCTGATCTCCACTCATACCTGATCATTCGGAAGTTCTTGGACTCGTATAGCTTTGCTCTTGCAATCCCAGCCATAGCCGGTGAATTTGGCTACTACTTAAGCTGTGTGAATGCCATCAGTGCAATCCCTGCAGTCTATCGACCTCTCTATAAGGCTATGCTGGCTGATAGGACGAAGCTCTTCAAGCGAGATGAGCTAAAGACTCTGCTGGGACTTGCGGTAGTAGTGCTCACTCCAGCGTTCCCTAGGATTGCTGATTTTGCTCACACTCCTCCTGCACCAGCCATATTAGCTGAGTTCAACCAGAGGAAGGCAATTGCCGATGCTCAAGCCTGATCCGAGACTATGGCTCCCTTGACCTCAGTAGCGCAGTGTAGGTAGGTATGGGAAGTTAGCCCTTCAACAGCCCCTTGTGTACACGTAGCCAGTTATCATGACCCTGACTGAATAAGAGCAGGTTAGAAAAAAACCGAACCATAAAGGAAAAATGTCTACCTTGATAGATTTTTCAAGGTTCAGCTACAAGGAGAAGTATGCAAAGGCTGCAGCTGGCATCGCAAAGGCAAAGGCCGATGCGGAGCACTATCGGGTTGTTTACAATGCGTTAAGTAACTCCAGTGACGAGTACGCTACGGTAATGAAATTAGTACAAGCAGCAAACATCAGGTCACTGTCGATTGTCGACGCCAATCCAGAGTCGCTTGAAACCGCAGATCCGGAAAGCCTCGATGGAATCGCACTACAAGACACAATGGTTCGGATAATGTTGGATTCTGTGGCTGTGATAGGCTTACTAACAGCTCGCCTAGCGGCGGCTGACTCGGTGATCAAGACCGGGGAGGACTATACACCGACTGTTGATACCGCCGAGATTGTCAAAAAACATACAGGTCGAGCCCCCAGGGATCTAGTGACACTGGTTGCAGCCGCCTCGAGTAGGGTAGATACTATGTTGTCTGGAAGGGGGCTTGGGGGTGAGGACAATACATTTAGTCGCCCCCAAAAGCCGAATGGGAAGGTAAGAGAGCCACCCTCCTCGGAAGGAGCGAGTGCAGGGGGTGAGGGGGCAGTTACCCCGTTCGCACGAACTACATCAGGAGGGACATCCACTAGGCGTCAGGTGTAGTGGGTAGTAGCTTAAACGGAGTGATAATTGACACTGACCCTAGCCATCTGTACTGTATCTCCCACCCCCTTTTCCCTTCCGACGCGCATGTGTTACAAAAAAACCGAACCAAAATGAAGAACTCATCGGTCGACTCAGGAATGCACGGGAAGACTGTTGAAGAGATCAGAGAGTGGTATGCAAAACAGCCCCATACTTCAGCGAGTGCTGCTGCACGATCTATCAAGGCAGCGCCCCTCTTCCAGGCAACCAAGGACAACGCAGAAACAGTATCTAAGTTCGCCTCACAAGTCAAACATAACAAGATTCAGGCGGATCTGGGGGATGAGCTATTAAGAGCTCTAGAAGTTCAGGCACTGGCCCTCAGGGCTGCGGTAAACATGGCCGAGATAAAGATTCTCGGTCGTAGCGGAATAACCCCACTCCCTTCTGGTTTCGCTGACACGGGTAGGGAGGGTTTCCTTAGGATTCGAGATGCGATGAGCGATGCGCAGGAGGCCATCCTGGGAATGATCACCCTGGCTAGGGATGCCGGTGTTTACCAGAAGCAAGCAAAGGCAACTATAGCTTCAATGATAGCCTTTGTAGAGGAGGATGTGGTGGAAGATAAGTGCGTGTGGCCCGAGACACTTCCTGAGTGTATTACCTTGTTAGAGGATAGTATTTCAGAGCTTAATCTAGTCACTTAGTTGCCCACGCGGATAGGGATTATGCTTGTACAGTATAAACAAAACCGAACAACAACTGAGGAAACTCAAGAAGATTCACAACCTAATGTCTACCATTTACTGCATCACGTACAACTACTCTGTGTTCCCACAAGTACACAGGGTTTCTCTTGTGGAACAGTGGCAGGGTGCAATGGAAGATACTCAGAGTAAGTTGGTAGAGGTGGGGAATATCTCACAGGTAGTGGTTAACACAGTGATTGGGGCCGGGATCGTGGTTGTGGTCGTGGATAGTAGTAAGAAGGAGAGATTCCTCTCATCCTACCCTGAAGTAGTAACTGGGAGGATGTTCAATACTACGTTATCGATGGGGTGTGGGTGCTGTGTGGGCATTCTCTCCCCTGTCCCTCTATACCACTACGTGCTTGCGGCAGGATGTTCTACAAGGTTGACGGTCGAGGATACTGAGGCTCATTAGGAGCGGCTGAAACATAGCCTTGTTATGTCGGGCCCTGCCCCCCTTATACTCACCTATAGCTCTGGAGGTCTCGACTTATTAAAAAAACCGAACTAAAATGACATCGTTTTCCAGTCTAACAGAAAACTCATCAGGCGGAGACAGAACGTTCTTTGTGTCCACGTTCCTGAACAGCCCTGTGATAGACGTCGCTGCAAAGGCTTTTGTTGAGGAGTGGACCACGAGGGTAGATGGGAAGTTCCGAAACCTATGTAGGAGGGTCCGCCAGAGTTCACCGTCGTCCGCTGCTATCCCCTGTCTGGTAAGCCCAGAGGAATATTTCTCGTTCCTACACAACAAGGTATTAGACAACATCAGCATCAGGAGCGAGGTGTCTGCAGGTGTTAGTGTGATGGCTTCAATATACGAGGAGGTGAGCGCAGGTCTACAAGATGCAGAGATAAATCTCCCCCCTATGCCCAATATGACCACAGGCCCAATGATAGACAACTACACCCACATGAGGTTCTGGGAAGCACCCTTGGGAGCATACAAGATCCACAGAGAGAGAGGAGGCACTAGCGAATTTGACTACCAGACAGAAAGGGGGAGGTTCTTTACCAACGGGAAAGTTTGGGTACTTAGGAGTAGTGCATCGGATACATTGCATTTGCTCACCCATGACCAGATGTGCATGTTTAAGGATATGTATTACTCCAGATACCAGGTACTGGCAGCTGCCCAATGGACAGAGACAGAGGCGATGATAGCCCTAATTCAGCGCCAGTGGGACTGGCAGATGTCTTGCCTAACACGATATGGGAATAGGGGTTATGAGATCGCAAAGAATACAGAAGCACTAGCTAAGGCCTTCCTGGTGCGCCGTACAGGTGATGTTCTAGCCGGGCCGGGAGATAGTTATGATGAGATGCTCTGCAAGGTGAGGAGGAAAGAATGGGATCTATCCCCCCTCCTCCCGTACGCAATGGTTGATGTGCACAGGTTGATTCTGGAGGAGACTATAAATGACCTGCAAGTGACCCAGCTATTTGGGCTGCAGAAGCTATGTGGACACCCAACAATAGATCCTCACCTTGGGGGGCGCTCATCAGCGGAGCAGGCACGATCCCCTGATGCGACCACGTATATAGATGCTAAGGAAACTGCCGCTTGTTTCCAGTACCTCTTTGTAATGGGATTTTGCAAGCGATACAGGCGATGGCCCAAATTGCTTGTCCCCCCTGCCGCAGGAACAAGATTGTATACTCTGTGGAGGTCCGGAGACCTTTCCTTCAGCCGTGACAGTTTTGACCTTAGCGACTGGTTTAGTGTAGAATTCGGAAAGGAATTCGAGCTGGACACCTTCCCAAACTACTTTGACCTCCTGGATGATAAGTCCTTATCAAATGAGTGGCAAGACAGGGCGGCACCTTATTCAGGGGAACCTTCAAGGACAAACATCCGGATGCTATTGGAGGCTCTGAGTCGATATACTGTAAAGCCAGATGAGGTGGTCAAGCTGATTGAGCAAGGCCGTATCAAAGAAGCCTGGAGGATAATCTGTGTGCATCCGAAAGAAAGAGAGTTCAAGGTGTCCGCAAGAATGTTTGCCATGCTAGTATTTGAGATGCGAATGTTCTTCGCCTTACACGAGGCTAACCTTGCTGATAAAATCTTACCGTGTCTGCCGCAGCTTACAATGGTGGATGATAGGATACACACCCAGGCACGTTTTCGTTATATGACAACTCCAACCCAGGGAGGAGATATTACTGCATTTGTTGAGCTTGACCTAAGCTCGTGGAACCTGAGATGGAGGCCACTTGTTGTCGAGATGGTAGGCCACCAGATCAACTGCCTGTTTGGGACGAAGAAAGTATTCACCACTGCGCATCAGTTCTTTGCATCAGCCACTATCATGGTAAGAGTCCCTGGCCTCGAGCCTGACACTCTTAGGAATCTAACCCCAGATGAGACTGAACTACTTTGGCGGAATCATCTTGGGGGCTTCGAAGGCCAAGTCCAGAAATTATGGGCTGCTTGCACCGTGGCCATGATAGAGCGCGGCATGCGAGGGGTTCCTATCAGCTACCTCCTCACGATCCAGGGGGACAATGTTGTAGTATCTGCCCGCAAGGTTGCCACTAGGGACCCGCGTCGCAAGCAGGCCCAGGACCTGTGCAGGGACGTTATACTGCCATGTGAGAGGGCATCTGAGGACGTGAACCAGCTACTCAAACCACATGAGTGTAACAGCGCGTGCAATTCAGTCTCCTATAGCAAGGACCTTCTCACTAACGGTGTGGAGAGGTACCTTGCTCTCAAGTTTGCATCAAGGCTCTTCCCCACTACCTCAGATGACTTCCCAAGCATTGCAAACAATACAGGTGCTATCTTTTCTGGAGCGGCAGCAGCTGCAGAACGCTCAGAGGTTCCTTATACTTGTTATTTCCTCGCAATATTGCACGCAGCCACATACATGGCCAGGGCCTACAAGATTGAGAGAGGGGCATCACCTGTCACCAAACGTCAGATTGCCTACACTATGTTAAAGCCTTCGGTGTTAGGAGGATGGCCTGTATTGCCGTTCCTTGACTTCCTCTATAAAGGTGGAGGTGACCCTCTAAGCAAGGCTGTCTCGAGTCTGACCTTGATCCAGCGTCACTCCTCAGTCGCTCGCCAGATTCTAGGAGAACACTTAATCCCGGAGTATTGGTCATCCAAGAAGGGCACAGCCGAGCTGATCCAGGACCCGTACGGGATTCCCACTGACTCCCCCATGAGTCCAGCAGACTCTGTAGCATCAGTATCCGAAAGTGCACTTCGAGGTTACGCAAAGAATGTAGACGTGTTAAGCCTTATATCCGCTGACATGTCCAAGTACAAGGCTAACCTTGTGGCCGATCTCAGTACAGTTCGTCCCTTTGTCCCTGCGCTCCTGCATGACGTAATGAATGTTTCCCTTGCAGGTGTTGCTGATACATTAAAACGAATGTTCACAGCCACTAGATCATTACAAGGTATTGCGCGTGCTTCAGTAGGACCATGTCTCGTCCAGAAGGTACTAGAGTCGGCGGATAAACAATGGGCTTACATGATTAAAATGTCAGGCCATCCCGAGTCCAGAGCATACTCTGTACCCCAGCGCAAGCTAAAGGGGGCTGAGTCGGCCAATCTTCCAGGCTACATGGTTTACGAGCACTGTGAAATGCTAAGGTCAAAATGGGGGGAACCCGCACCGAGTTCGACTACGAGCTATGGTCTTCTTGATTTTCCGTGGTGGAGGAGGAGGGTCCCGAATGCTATGCATGCTCATGCTCAGCACCCTGCTGTCATCTATGCACGTGGCCCTGAGGTACCCCTACTTGGTATCAAAACTAGCGAGAAACGTTCCAAGCATGGATATAAGCTCTATGGTACAGGAATGCCTATAGCTGCTCTCAGGAAGCTCCACACCATAGCTGTCCACGCTGGTGGTCCAAACTTCAATATCCTCATTGACAGTGTCGGGCTTACTCGATCGAATGTGACATTGAGCAGCGTGACACCCCTCATAGGTTCTCGGATAGGGGGAACATGCGCCCATCGATACAAAGCTGATCGCTCTGATAGGGGATGCAGGCTTGTCGGAAACGAGAACTTTGCATCCTATGTGAGGCATGACACTGACCACTCCGGCTACTTTTCGGCAACCACACTAGATTATGCACTGATGGTGCAAGAAATAACTATCGGAGAGACCGGCATTCTATCGCTTGAAGCCTCCACAAGGCCCATGACAGATCACCATATTGCGATAGGTGTAGGCTACGTTCAGATGACCCCTCTAGATACTGACCCTATGGACATGCCTGCACCGCCTATCAGTCGCCATCCACCAATGTGTCATAATCCCTTGGCCTATGTAGAAGGCAGGCTCGTCAGAACTTCAGGACCTCTCACAACTTACCCTTTGGCCAACTTCAGGACCTTCAGCGACGGGAAGAGGAGTCTTGGCTTGCATGCAATACTCTCAACAGCGCGGCAGGAACTTCAGGGCGCCAGTAAGCTTCATGGAGACAGAGCTGGCTACGGTCTAGGTATCAAGATGGACCTTCTAGAGCTACTGGGAGCAGGGGTCGAGGGCACTCTGACTATGATCGGTAGGGCTCTAGCAGAGGAGGCTTGTATCACTGCACTGCATACAAAGTGCACCGCTTCGCAAGCTGTCAGGATGGTACTATCCAACTCATCTGAATCCCTACTTCTCCCAATAGAGAGAATGATAAACCACCCTCTGCTATCCAAGGACCCTTTTGTGATTACTCATGGGTTGGGTGAGTCACTGAGATACGGTGGGGCCCACTCGTCATTACTGCTTCAAAACCAGGTAGCTCGCATATCTAACACTTACCTTAAGAATTTTGGCTCTCCTGTCTATACTGGTAAAAGGGTGCTTTTCTCTTCTGACCCTCCGAATATCCTGTCCAACACGCTCATTCATATGGCGAAGCTCACACTTGCAGCCAGAAGTATAAGCGGTGCGGAGAACTGTGAGAGATGGCTTGCACTAGTACAAGACTCAGCCAAAGAGACAGCAAACAGTGAGATGGAGAGAGTGACAAACGTCCATATCGCATTGCTCATGGTTGCTCATCAGGCGAGGCTAGGAGGAGACATCATCACCTACGAAGAAATTCATACGGTGGTTAACTCGCGAGTGCAGCTTGCTCTCTATGATGCGCAAGAGGCGATACGGGCTCTTCGAGAGTGTGTACCTCCTGTTCTGACCCCGATACCTTTTCAAGATGAGAGATCAATCAGACCTTGCTCCTTCACTTTCATGTCTACATTTGCCGGCGTCCCAGCTCAGACACAAGTCTCCTGGGATTCAAGCAACCTGAGGGATCGTCTAGATCTAGCAATAAGGCGACCACGTTGCTGCCCGCTCCTCAATAGTCATAGCTTGGCAGCTTGGTGGCAAGTAAAAGGGGAGTTCAAGGATCAGCAGGTCCTGATTGTTGGGAGTGGGCACGGAGGGTGCGCAGCCTCAGCATTTGCAGGCGGCGCTATGTCGGTGGTCGGGCATGATCTTAATAGTGATGTTCCTACAGCCCTAGACATTAACTATGCTCCCCCTTTGGTAAGTGCCCTTGGTTTTGCTAGCCGCTACGTCCAGAGCAACGCCACTATGTTGACAACAGGTGATTGGTATGACAACAGGGTCAGAGAAAATTTGAAAGATGATTACCTAGGTACTACTGCCCTTGTGGTGGACTTTCGCGAAGGGAAAGGAAGTGGAATCAACCTGAGGGCAGTGACATTGGCATGGCAGACAGGGTGGGACGTACGAGTATACACCCGAATAATAGCAAGGACTAAGGAGTGTCAGCGTGCACTAGGGGTTCTCCAGAGTGTATGCAAGTTGGAACGAATATGGGTCATTGCCGGAGGGTCAGGAGTACATGAGATCATAGTGAGACTGACACCCCTAACAGGCTCCAGATATGAGCTCCTAGAGCCGGAGGGAAATAGCCTTGGTGTGCTAGTTGGGAGTCGCGAGTGTGAGGTATGTCCGGAGGACAGACAACTATTCCTTGCCAAGATGCTCGGCTACTACGCACCATTTGGAATTAAATTGACGGAGGCATATCTGAGAAATGTGTGTAAGTTGATTGAGAAGGAGGTCGGGTCAAGACGTCTCAGGGAGAGGTATGAGAGCTGGTCTGGATATCTGTCTATATGGCATGTCTGCAAAGTTCTGTTGCTTCCTAGGGCCGAAAGAAAAAAATACTTGAGAGAGGTCATATACAAGGAGAGCATCGACTTGGCTAAGAATGTACATTATGTGGTTAATTGGGAACATCTTTATATGCTAATCGACTACTGCCTGAACTTCCCGTTGAATTAGAAAAAACAACCATGTTTTTTACAAAAAACCGTGGCTTGAAGTAGGTCACAGAAGGTCTGCTCCTTGGGGGGTATGTTGCACAGACCAAAAAGATGGAGGGGTGGCTCCAGAAAGCCAGACAGGGACGCAAGCATCCCCCC